CCCGAACCGGCCGTCCTGCCCGAGGCGGAGGCGTTGGCGATCACCGGTAGGTGGGCGCTGACCACGAACGATCCGCTCGCCTCGCTGATCGCGGCCGCCACCAAAGCGCTGTATGACCAGTCGCGCGACACGGTCCTGGACAACGTCGAACGCGAGGGTGTGAAGTGGGCGCGGTACGCGTCGTCGACCGCGTGCGGGTTCTGCCGGATGCTGGCCACCCGCGGCGCGGTGTACACCTCCGAGGCTGCCGCCGGTTCTGTGGTCGGCCGCGCTCCGTCGCTGACCGCTGGTGACCGTCGTGCGATCGCTGCCGGGACGCTCACCGCCGAGCAAGCCCGCGCCAACCGCTCCACCTACTCCTCAGCCAAGGCTGCTGCCAAGGCCGGCCGCAGTGTCGGGAATGCGAAGGTGCGGCGGTTGCGCGGCAACCAACAGCATGGCGAGAAGTACCACCGCAACTGCCGGTGCATGGCCGTGGCCGTGCGTGCTGGGGACACCTACGAGCCTCCGGCGCACGTGCAGCAGTGGGAGCAGGACTACCAGGCCGCGCGCAAGCAGGCCAAGGCTGAAGGCCTCACCAACGAGCGCGGTGTGCCTGATCCAGCGGCGATCGCCAAGCTCATGGACTCGGCGCCCCGTGCACGCCGCGACCCAGTCAAGCAGGTACTGGCCGAGCACGGGTCAGGCGGAAGTGGCCGGAGTGGACAGGGCAACCCTCCACGTCAAGGTAGTGGGCCGTCTCGTCCGGCCGCAGCTGGAGGTGGTGGAACTCCTCCGCCGATCGACCCGCCGAACCTCGCATCCGTCACCGGTTCACCCGACCCTGATCCGGAGGATCTTGCCGCATGGCTGGCCGCCGAGAAGCGTTGGAACTCGCTACCTCCAGAGAAGCCCCCTGGTCGCACCCTCGTCGATCCCGCCAGCGTCCATAGCACGTACAACCGGCAAGGAGATACGACTCGCATGAGGAGGACACTGGCCGCAGACGATTGGCGGTACATCGCCGATCCCGCCGACCGTGCCACCGCGATGTTGCAGTACAAGCACGAGGACCGACAACTCGTCGAGCGTGTGGCGGTGAACATCGGCACAGGTCGTGAACCGTTTGCAGGCATCAGCAAGTCCGCGGAGTTCAAGTACGTCGTCCAGCACTACCGTAAGCCCGGCTTGTACGAGAAGCACGACTACCGTGCCGACCTGGAGGCGGCAGCAGCCCGCCTCATTCGCATGACTGCCGAGGATCGGAACCTGGGGGTCGTGTACCGCGGCATCAACTTGCCGGCCATGACCGAGGATCGGATCATGAAGCGATTCGCGAAGGGAAAGATCGAGGGAGGTACACCTGGCGACAACTGGTCGTTTGCATCAGCGACGAAGAGCCAGAAGGTTGCCTACTCGGGCTACGCCAGACATGGTACGACGCGAATTGTGTACGAGATTCGCGGAGCACACGGTGCGGACCTGAACAGCGTCGGCAAGATGTTCGAGAGCGAAGAGTGTATCCTGAACGGGCAGATTCGGATACTGGAGGATGCTCAGATCAGTGCCCCTGACCCGAATGACCCGGATGTTCGAGAAGTGAGGGTGGTAGCGGAATGGGTAGGAAGCCGGTTCCCAATGACCACATTGCAGTGACTACCTCGCTGCGCGACTCCGACGAGATGTCCACGTTTGAACGCGACGGTCGTACATTCGTCTCGTTTCCAGACGACATGTTCCTCTACGAACGCGACGAAAAAGGGCTCCTCTCACGTGTCCCTCCTGACGAGTTGCCACCCGTAAATTACCCGGAAGGCTACGTATCCATTTTCGATCAGCCCTATCCCGACGATTGGGATCTGCCACCCATCGACAGCTACGCCGATAAACCGTCGGTCTGGCTGTGAGCGACAGGTCCGGACCGATTCCGAGGACCAGGCGTAGAGTATCGAGCGCAAGGTCAGACACCCGTGCCAGCTCTGAGATAACGAGCCCTAACAACGCGCGGGGGAGTCTGGCCTTGCATACGTGCCTGGCCGTCGGGCATGAGCAGTTGCGTGAGATCGAAGAGCGGTACCGGCGGCAGAACGATCCGATGGTGGTGACACCCCACCGATGAGGTGATCGACCTCGACGAACCGACCTGACAACCGAACAACCCAGATCGAAAGCCCCGCATCCTCATCCGGAGGGTGCGGGGTTTCGTCATGAAAGGAATCCCATGTCCAGATCAGTGACTGTCGTCCTCCACGAACGCGAGGGCGGTCGCGCTGCGGTGTGCGCGGTGTTCGACACCTTGCAGGCGGCCGCCGACGCATTTCCTGCCGAGTTACGCCGTCAACTCGGGTATCGATTGGCCGAGTCGGAGTTGTACGAGACCAGCGGCCTCACCCCGAACGAGGTCATGCGCCTACCCGATCCCGGGCCGGTCGCTGGGTCGGGTGAGGTGCGGCTGCTCGTCGACCCGCAACTGTATGTCGGCAACTCGGTGGCGGTGTCGGTGTATCCGGTCTCACCCGATCCTGACCCTGACCCCGCACCCGACGGCGAGGACGAGGACATCCGCACCCTCGTCGCGCGTCTGCTGGAGGTGGTTGTGAAGATTGCCCACGATACGGGCGCGATCCGGACGGCCACCGAGCTGGCGGCGCCACGCGTCCACAACATCGACGTCACCGCATCGCGGCTCGAAGACGCATTCGTCGCGGCGAAGAAGGCGGAGAAGACCCGCGCCGCGACCCTATAGCCAACCAAGCACCCTCAACTGGAAGGAACGTTCATGACCGACTCCACTCCCGCCCCTGGCTCCGACTCGACCCCGCCTGCGGCCGGCGCCGACAACGCCGGCACGACGCCGCCGGCGAGTGCCACTTTCGAGCCGATCACTTCGCAGGAGGACTTCGATGCCGCGGTCGGTGCGCGGGTGGCGCGTGAGCGCGCCAAGTTCGAGAAGTTCGACGAGTACAAGACCGCGGCCGCCGAGCTCGCGCAGATCCGGGACGGGGAGAAGACCGAGCTGCAGAAGCTCACCGACCAACTGGCGGCGGTGACGGCTGAACGTGATGCGGCGCAACGGTCCTCGTTGGTGTCGTCGGTGGCGGCGGCCAAGGGTGTGCCGGCGTCGGCGTTGGCCGGCGCGACACGCGAGGAGCTCGAAGCTGCGGCGGATGCGTTGATCGCGTGGCGCGGCGAGCAGGCCACTGTCCCGCCGGCGCCGAAACCGTCTGTGCGGGACCTGAAATCGGGTACGACGGGTGCGGCTGTGCCGGATGCTGATCCGAAAGCGGCTGCTGCGGAGGCGTTGCGCAGGTTCAGGTCGGGCACGTAGTGCTGGCGTGAATGTCGGCGCGTGTGGTTATGATGGCCGCACGCGTTCCCCGGTAGTACGACGGTGCTGGGGAGCATTCACAGCGGACCCCGTTCGGACCTCAATTTGTTCACCTCGCGCACCCCCATATTTGTGTGGTGCGAGTGCGCTTGACGTCTGATTGGAGAGTCCGCGATGCCTGATATTTCGCGCGCGGAAGTGGCCAGCCTCATTCAGGAGGCGTATTCGAACGATCTGCTCACCGGTGCGAAGGAAGCGTCGACGGTGCTGCAGGCCTTCCCCACCGTCTCGATGGGCACCAAGACCACGCACATGCCGGTGCTCGCGGCGCTGCCCGAAGCGGGGTGGGTGTCCGAGTCGGCGACCGCCCCGGGTGGTGTGAAGCCGCAGTCCGAGGCCGCGTGGCAGGACCGGACGCTGGTGGCCGAGGAGATCGCGGTGATCATCCCCGTGCACGAGAACGTTCTCGACGACGCCAGCACCGATGTGCTGTCGGAGATCTCGGCGCTCGGTGGTCAGGCGATCGGTAAGAAGCTCGACCAGGCGGTGCTGCTGGGCACCGACAAGCCCGCGTCGTGGGTGTCGCCGGCGCTGTTCGCCGCCGCGACCACCGCAGGCCAGTCGCTGGCTGTGTCGGGGTCGACGGCGTCGAAGAATGACCTCGTCGGTCGTATCAACCAGGTGTCCGAGCTGGTGGCGGCTGCCGGGTATCTGCCCGACACTCTGGTGGCCGGTCTGGCGCTGCGGTTCCAGGTGGCGAACCTGCGTGATGCCAACGGGCAGCCCATCTTCCGGGACGAGTCGTTCGCCGGGTTCCGCACCTACTTCAACAAGAACGGCGCCTGGAATGCTGCGAGTGCTGCTGCGCTGGTGGTGGATTCCTCGCGGGTGCGGATCGGTGTGCGGCAGGACATCACGGTCAAGCTGCTCGATCAGGCGACCGTCGGGTCGATCAATCTGGCCGAGCGGGACATGGTCGCGATCCGCATGAAGGCACGGTTCGCGTATGTCCTCGGCGACGGTGCGACCGCGGCTGGTGCGGCGAAGACTCCGGTCGGTTTGGTGACCCCGGCGCCGTCGGGGTCCTGAGCCGAAGGGCTGCGCGCTGATGGCGACCACGCAGGCTGATGTCGAGGCCCGGATCGGGCGGGCCTTGACCTTGGACGAGGCGGCCCGGGTGCCCGGTCTCCTGCAGGAGGCTGCGGCTCTCGTGGTCGGCTATCTCGGCGACACCTACGACCAGGATCTTCCGGTCGTGGTGATCGTCGAGTCCCGCATGGTTGCCCGGGTCCTGCTCGCCGACGGCGAGATGCCGGCGAACTCGACGGGTGTGTCGCAGACCGCGGGCCCGTATTCGCGTAATCACACGTTCACCGAGGGCTCGACGTCGGGGGCGCCGTGGTTGTCGGCGGCCGACAAGCAGATGCTGGCCGGGCTACGCGTCGGCATGGTGTCGGTGTCGTTGGGATCGGAGCGGTACCTGTGACCGCATCGTTCCCCGCCCCGTTCATGGTTGATGTGCGTGAGGTGATCGACGGCCCGCCTGATGATTTCGGGGTCCCGACCACCGACTGGTCGCCGTGGACATCGCACCCGGTCTATGGGTGGGGTGCGCCGGCCACGGCCGAGCCGAAGCTCGCCGGTCATGACCGTCAGGTCGTTGACGTCGAGCTGCTGGTGCCGCCGTCGTTCCCCGCGCTCTCGCATCGGGCGCAGGCCCGTCTCGACGGTGCCGAGTTCGATGTGATCGGCGAGGTCGAACGCTACGACCACAGTCCGTTCGGCTGGAATCCTGGTGGGCTGCTCAATCTTCGGAGGGTGGTGGGCTGACATGGCACGAGTGCAGGTCGTGTACGACGACAACGCGTTTCGGCGGATGGCGTCGAATCCGGTGGCGTGCCAGCTCGTCGCCGAGCAGGTCCAAAAGACGATGGCGCATCTGGATTCCGATGATTACGGGTATGCCGAGAACGAGTCCGGTGGTGATCGGGTGCGTGGTGCGGTGTGGACCGGGACCGGCCGCGCCAAGGCGCGCACCGCGCGCCATGGTGAGTTGCTGCGGGCGTTGACGTCATGACCGACACGGTGGTGTTTCCGAAGGTTGAGGCCGAGCTCGTCCGTGTCCTGGGTGAGCGGTTGCCGGGGTTGCCGGTGGCCGCGCAGGTGCGGCCGCAGGTGATCCCGGAATCGGGGTGTGTCCTGGTGTTGGCGGTTGGGGGCACCGGCCGGACGCTGGCGCTGTCGCAGCGGCTGGTGCAGGTGTTCGTGTGGGCCGGTACCGCCTCGGCTGCGGCGGCGCTGATCGAGCAGGTGGTCGCCGCGGTCGTCGACGCCGGCCGCGACCCTGCCGAGAAGCGGGTGCGTGGCGTGGGGGTTGCCGGGGAGCCCTCGTTCAATCCTGATCCTGATTCGTCGATGCCCCGCTATTCGGCGACCCTCATCCTCGTTGTTCGTGGAAAGCCCACGGGCTGAATTGTTTTCGATCCTGCCCGCCGGGCAGGGCTGACGTCCTGTGAAAGGGGCATGTCATGGCTTCTACTGCTGCCAACGTCGCATCTGCGATGCCGCGCGTCACCGGCGCGGTCCGGTGCGCCCCCAAGGGCACCCCGGGTCCGACCAACGCGACCGTCGCGATCAATGTGGCGTTCGATGATCTCGGGTATGCCGGTGAGGACGGGATCACCGAGTCGATCGCGCGGGATTCGGACAAGAAGAAGGCGTTCGGTGGTGCGACCGTCCGGATTCTGCAGACCAACTACGACAACACGTTCAAGTTCGTGCTGATGGAGCACAAGTCGGCGAAGGTGCTCAAGCGGGTGTTCGGTGCGTCCAACGTGATCGAGGACGGTCTCGGGAACATCACGGTCCGCAAGAACAAGAAGACGCTGCCG